CAACTTTTAATCCTTTTTCATTAATACTGTTTACTAACTGCCCACGATTAATTTTTCTGAATGGTTTGTTAAACAATGCAAAACAAAGAGCATCCAACATAGTGGATTTTCCTGCACCATTAGACCCTACAATTAATGTTGAGGGTGACTCACAAAAATCAATCTCAGTCCACTGGTCTCCTGTAGATAGGAAATTTTTCCAGCGAATAGTTTCAAATGTAATCATTAAGGTGGGATAATAAGATCGTCTTTTTTAATAATTAAATAAGTATATCCATATGTGTTACAATTTATAGAAATAACAGTAGGATCACACTCAATAATTTCTAATTCATCTTCATAATCTTCTGCTTCTAATTGTCCAGCATACCTTTCAGCATCATCATAGTCTTCAAATACAGTCACTGTTTTTCTCTTCTTACCCTCTCTTATAGCATAGATACCGCCAGATTTTGTATCTGATAAAATAAATGCCATCAGATTTCTGCTGCCTCCATATACAACGACCTCATAACATTTTTAATGTTCGACTTATTAACCTTAAGATCTATTCCATCTATGTAGTTATCAAGAAGAGTCATTGTATCTTCGGTTTCCATCAATCTTGAACCTTTCTCTGCTTCTACACTTAAGTCTTCAATGATTTTTAAATCACCAAGACCCATGTCTTGAAGTTGACTAACAACATAATCAAATTTTGAATAGTCACCTTTGTCTTCTACAATGAGTTTGACGAATGTTCCTTTAACTTCGTCCTCACTCGGAAGTACAACTCCACCATTATAATACAACTTATGAAAAGTGTCAAAGGGATTTCTATGGAAAGTACATCGTAAAGTGTCTGTGTTAAAGACATGAAAGCCTCTTTTAGTGCCGTAATCATTCCAGTAAAGTTGATAGGGGTTTCCAAGATATGTAACATTTTTCTTAGTAGATTTCATATGATAATGTCCACTAAACACTTTTTTAAATTTAGAAAAATGTTTAACATCCATACCATTTGTCATCATATGTCCAGGATGTGCTTCAAAACCATTAAGTTCCAAATGACCCATGCAGATATCAGCAGGACTTTCAGTAACAACTCGTAGAGATTCCTCGTAGTTTTCATCGCATATCCAAGGTAAAAGAAGTATGGGTAGACCATCAAACATAACTGTAGTTGGATCTGTGTAAACAGTTATGTTTTCATATTCACCAAGTAACTCAGTTGGAGCATTAACTCTTAAAGTGTTCTTATAATAAATGTCATGATTACCTACAAGCATATGCATTTTAACATTCCTCTCTTTAAGAGGATCAAACCACATCTCCTTTGCTGCATCCAATGACATAAAATTAATAGATCGACGTTTATCAAACGTGTCACCTAGATTAATAATAGTATCAATTTTATTTGCATCAATAAAAGGTATTACAACTTCCCCATAAAACTTTTTGTAATGATCAATAAAGTTTTGATTGTCATTACGTACACCAAAGTGTTGGTCTGTAATTAATAATACTTTCATTAATTATCTTTTTAAATTCATTTCAACACGAGTCTTAATCTGATTATATCCTGAATCAGTTTCTCCGTCAACTGTGAACACGTGATCGTAACCTGACTTTTCTAAAATTTTATCTTTAATATCCAACTGGCGTTTCTCTTTAGCAATACGGCGTAAGAATGCATAATAAACTATTTGTGTAAAATAAGCAAATGGGTTCTTAGACTTTGCTGGATTAAAATTATCGATATATTGTATACAATTTTCTATACCATCACAAACCATATCATCCTTATACATGTAGTTGATGAAGTTCGGTCTGTAAGACAAGTGAGTAGCAATCTTTAAAAAACAACTCCCAATATAATTTCCTACTCTAGGTTTACTTTTACTTTTCCAACCCTTTAAAGTTTGGAACTGCTCATCAGGATCCATGTCAGCAAGACCATCAATCTCCTTTACAGCAGCATTATATACTCTTTCTTTGTACTTAATGATAGCAGCAAGGAACTCCTGGTTATCAACATAGTGTTGTTTTTGCTTTTTTATTTTTTTCATAGGTGTCTTGCTTTGTATATATTATATCAGGGCTTGACACGTTTGTCAATTTGATGTACACTAACCGTGTAAGGGTTCAGGGCAACAAACTAAGTCTTATATAATTTTTCAAATATTTTTCTATAATCATCTATTTTTCCTAGGTAACCCATACCAGGTTTAGGATCAATTTTTAAATTATCTTTTTTTGGTGGTTTACCTTTATTTTCTTGTTGAATGAATGCTTCATACATAAATGTAATTTCTTTACTCATCGATGAGACTGATAAAACATCCTTTTCTCTTATGATATAAAAATCCTCGTCGGAAAATTGCATCCATTTAGCAAACCCCACCCCACGAACGTTGCGACCTTCATGATCTTTATTATTCATAACTACTGTTGAAACAGGATTCTGAACAAAGCAAAGTGTTTCTCCATTATCTTCTGTAAGCACTGCTTTACCTAGTACTTCTTCTCCACTGACGAGTTTAAAAACTCCGTAAAATTCTTCTTCGTGTTTTGCGTAACTAATCATTAGACTTTAATTTTACATCTATGAGTTCATAATTAAAATTCTCTTGCTTGTAGATTTTAAATCTCTCCATTAAATGATTCAATGTGTAATTATTTCCACGATCTGTAGAGATGTCATCTGCAATATCATATAGTGTTGCTACTGTTTTCCCCCTAGACTGTCGAAGTACCCTCCCGATAGATTGCAAGTTTCGGACTCTTGATTTACTTGGAGAGGCGAATATAAGGTTATGCAACCTCCTAATGTTAACACCAGTACTAAAAGTCCCATAAGAGGCGACAATAATGCCATTATCTTCAGGAGTTTCATTTTCAATCAACCTCCGTATTTCTTCACGATCATCAACATCCACCCCACCATAAACTAAATGAACTGGTCTATCAGTGTAATTATTTATCATGTCATACAAAGGGAGACCGTGCTTCTCCACGTAATTGAATAACACCAGCGTGTTTCCCTTTAAGTCACACGCTAAATTGCGGATAAATTTATTACGTTGTTCATGCTCACAAAGGTAATCCATTTCATCTTGATACCCTTCAAAAATCTTTTCTTCATGCTTTAACAAAAGAATTTTTACTTTAAGTTTGGACACATGCCCCTTCTTCATTAGATCAGATGTCTTAGTAACTTTTGAACATCTACCAAATACACCTTCCAATACTAATTGATTAGTATCTGATCCATCTAACGTACCAGTAAATCCATAACGATACTTACAACTATGCAACTTAGACATTAATCTAGTAAGTGATTTTGCTTTAAATAAATGAGCTTCATCACCAATCACAACATCAAACCTATCAAAAAACTTTCGTGGTTCCTTATATAAGGACTGCCAAGTTGATATAACTACATCATGGTCTGTATATTTTTCTTCACCAGCATAGATTTTATGACAGTGGTACTCAGTATTCCAACCGTACTCTGTAAAATCTTTATACATTTGTTCGACAAGAGATGTAGTTGGTACTATAATGAGTACATTCCGTTTAACATTTACATGAAACCGAACCAATGAATAAATCATTAAGGATTTCCCGCTTGCAGTTGGCGACAATAGGAGTGCTCTGTTGTATCGTAGGCACTCGTATATTGCTGCGTATTGGTAGTCCCGAACCTTCAATCCAGAAGGAAGACCCAGTGCTTGAACAAATCCAACTACAGACTCAGGAGTTATTAGATCATTCTGATCCTTGGGATGTCCAAAGTATTGAGATTCCTCGAACTGATAATGATATCCCCTTTCCTTTGCCCAGTCAGTTAGATAATCTACTAAACCGCAATAAATCTCTCCAGTAGCAGGTGAGTATAACCGCACCTTACCGTCCCAACCTTTGTATCTCCTCGTTCTTTGCATGTATTTTGCAGAGGGGATTTCAAAGGTAAAAAATTCTGCTGCCTCCTTATGGAGATGAGGCTCTGCTTCAACTTTTAAATAGACTTCATTCTTCTTACGTATAAGGAGGTCCATAAAACCATGCTACAATTGATTTTCTAACTCCAGATGTGATAGGTCTTACCCTATGCCATTGATCACCTTGGAAAAAAATAGCAGACCAAGGTTTTAACTTAAAAGTTTTATACCTTGGGTCTGCATCTGGTCTATATATCTCCAAATCAAACTCGCCTCCTTCGTAGTCATCATTCAAGAAGAGAGTCATACTAATCTTTCTCACCATTCCCCTGACAGGTTTTGGATGTTGATCCACATGCCAGTCGTAAAAGTCTCCCTCACCATAGATACCAAATTGTACTGGTTCTATACCTGCAAGATTCAAGTTCCAGTTAGCAGATCTATTAATCTGTTTAGACATACGCATAAGCATAGACAAGAGATCCATATCTCTTACCCACGCCACTTCAGAACTTCTAGTTGATCTTTGACTACTGTGTAATTCTCCTTTAGTAAATTTTAAATCTTGTGATAATGCTTTTCTTACTACGTTGATTGATTGTTTGTTGAAGGATACTTCCTTGTAATAATTTCCATAATTCATTATTAAAAACCACTTTGAAATTTCTTCCATTCAATAGCGTTTTTAATATGGTAGGTACGATTATTAATCATACGCAAAACACCATCTAAAAAGAAGAGCACTTGGTCTATGTATTCAATCTTATACTTAAGTTTTCCGATGTCTTCATCTGCTTCAATAAACATCGATATCTCTTCTTTAGTAGTAAGTTTGAGATCAAATGGCATCTCCTTATAGACAGAAGACGGTGCTTTACCTTTGTAGTATAACCACTTCTCTCTGATAAGACGTTTCATTTCAATGTCTCTTTCCTTTTTCATAAGAGAATACTTATTATGAAACTCCATGTACTTCATATGAAGTTGAGGAATTGCCAAGGAATCATTGTCATGAAGATCATCATCCAACTTGGAATCAGTCTTCCACATGTCTTGCAATGTTTCTAAATTCATAATATAGAAAAAATCAATAGGTTATCTTCTTACTTGTGAGTTTGTATTTCTGATTTCGTATAGTGTATATCTAAATGTTGTTGTTGCAGTAAAGTAATCATTATCACCACCAGTAACATCGAATGGTAATGATGATAAACTTACAGGAAACATATCCTTAAATACAACATCAAAATTTGCAATGTTATTGTTGTTTAATACTTGTAGTGTAGCATCTGAAAATCTAGGATCTTCTGAAGGACTATCTGCATATTTGTCTAACCATACTCTCCTTTCTTTAAACTCTTGAGGAGTTCCCAATGCTCGCATCCAGTTATGGATCTGCATATAATTTCTTAAATCTTCATCAACAATAAACTCCATAGAAAATTCACTATAACGCATGTTCCCTTCAACTGGGATAGGAACTAAACCTCTAGTTGGAATCTCAACTTGTCCTAGTTCTACAGTAGGGATTTCTGCTTTTTGACACAAGAAAGAAACCTTTTGTGCTTTATCCAAAATGAATAAAAATCCTATTGGAGAAAGAAAGTTTCTATTCGTTAATTGGTCTTCGTACCAGTTTGCCATTAGACTATTCTTGTTCCATTAATATTTAGGCGACCAATAAAAAAGGACTCCGAAGAGTCCTTTTTATCTTTTCTACATTTGATATTCCTTAAATGAGTATCTCTTTACAGATTCGCTTACAACTTGGCTGATCTGTCTCGCATTCTATTAGACATTCATAGTAATCATCTAATTTTTGGTCATCTTGACTAATGGCATAGTTGCCGTAACTATGATTCCATGATGCCATATTATTTTGCGAAACGATGTTATGCATTCTTATCCTCCTTTAACTTAACACATGATCTAGAGAGTTTTCAGTGCATCTTGGTTTTTCCTCTTGTGTGTAGGTTTCCCTGACTGCTATTATTTATGCATATTATGTGTGTAATCCCTGATACATTTTACAAAAATAAATGCCTACGCACTATTACTTACCCAGTCCTCATACTCTTGTATTTGCTCTGGTGTCCAGTCTTTCATGTAATGAGATCCTAATGCACCACGCAATAAGTAAACACTAATACCATTAAATGTTTTTGCTGGTTCTGTTTTTTTGTAGTTCATAAATAATTTTTTTAAAAACTGTGAGGGAAGGAGTCGAACCTTCAAGTCCCGCCAGAGACACTAGTTAAACAGACTAGAGCGTTTACCGTTTCGCCACCTCACAAAGAGCCCTATTCAAGGGCTGATATTATACGAGTCATTCCGATGCCTCCACCAGATCTAGGGAAGAAGTCAAATGATAAGAACTTTTCAAGTTCTGCTTCTACCCTACTTCTACCAAATAAATCAATAATCAATTGAGCATACTGACCATCAGAGATAGTATAGAATGTATCACGCATTTGTTTCTTATCAGTACTACGTTCTGCACTACCGATAGTCTCCATACCATTTAATATAACATCAATTTTCTTACTGGTACCATCTTCATTACGTGCCATGTTCCAGAATGGTGATGTCCACTCAGGGAAGTCAGTAATCATACCACGTTGAATCTTCTCTTCATGATCATGGTCTAATTCTTTAGTATTAAATTGATTAGTCCAATCATCATAAGTCTGTATATTTTCTTTATCTAATGGTAGACCTAACCATTCACACAATTCTATCTCCATTAGTTTAAGTTCTTCTACACCTCCCTTCATCTCAAATTCAAACATAGGGAAGATAGTTTCATGTCTACCAGGTACAGGATTAGGTTCTGCCCTATACGAAGTTGAGACACAGAAAAACCCCTCTTCTTTGGGGTTGGAAAGTAATTCGTGTTCTAGCCACATCTGACCTGTTTGAGGTAATGGCCATATATTACCACCGTAGTTATATGTTGCTACTGTTTCTGGATCTTCACAAGCAGCGAGTATACTTAAACGGTTTTGAGTGTGTACTTCTAAAAAACCTTTAGACAAAAAAAATGACCTTAATAGGTCAACTGCCTCGGAGTATTTTCTTGGATCAATTAAACTTGTCATGATTATTGGTCAAACTGAGATATTTATACAAGTTAGAAGGTATGTGTTAATACCGATATAGGAGTGGTGGGATTCGAACCCACACTGTAGAGATTTTAAGTCTCTTGTCTCTGCCGTTGGACTACACTCCCTGGCGACTCAGGTAGGATTCGAACCTACGACCAATTGCTTAGAAGGCAATTGCTCTTGTCCACTGAGCTACTGAGTCAAGGTAGGACTGTCGGGAATTGAACCCGATTCACACCGTTATAAGCAGTGGGCCTTAACCAATAGGCGACAGTCCCTTCACCGACTTCCATAATATAGCACAAAAAAAGAGACCCCCGAAGGAGTCTCTGATTAGTATATGTAATACTTGGATTACATGATGTTAGCAACTTGTGTACGTCTGTAGTACTTGTTAGCATTGGCAGTAAGAGCACCAGAACCTTGGGTAAGACCACCTGAGAATGGGTTAGAAACCATACCGTAACGAGTCTTAAATCCAATTTTTGGTTGGAAGGTGTCAGGATTAATCGCTCTGACTTGCTGTAATGGCACGTAAGGGCAATAGAATAATCCAGCGTCATAAGGAGAAGTTCCTTTGTAACCTGCAACATAGAAGTGCTTATCAGCAACGTTAGCAGAATAAGGATCAACGTAGACCTTGATCTTACCGTTAAGAGTACCAACGAGAGTAGAAGAAGTATCGTCTACACCAGTTAATGCGTTGTTACCATTAAGAGCAGGAGCGTAGTCAAGAACGCCAGCCATTCCAAGAGCAGAAGCAACGTCTGCAGAGCAGATCAAGATGTTGCCCTTCCCACGACGAGTTTGCTGACCGATAGCGTTAGCATCTCTTTCTATCTGGAAAAGAAGTCCTTTGAATTTCTCAACAGACCATCTACCATTTGAGTCAACGTCAAGGTCGAAGATACCAGCAGTAGCAGTATTGTTTTGAGCACCAGCAACAGCGTTTGTGTAGATAGTTCTAACAACTTCTCTGTTGATTTCAGCAAGGATCTCAGTAGAGAGAATGTTGCTTAACTCTTGCTCGGCATCAAGACCATGAATTGCTTTCAAGTCCTGAGCAAGCTCAATACTGTACTCAGCTTTTAACGCACGAGCACGAGCTGTTACAGTTACCTTCTCGATGGCGAATCCCATTTCACGGAATTCGTTGTTCGCAGATGAATCATCTAGTGCTTCAACCGTAGCGGTTGTCATACCTGTAGCATCACCTGTCTGCTCGTAAGTACCAGCAGGAGAATCATTAAGAAGTCCAGGGTTAGCACCTTCAGCGTCGTTAACACCAGAAGAAGAAGCAGTAGGATCGTAGTTTGATAATCCTTCTCCCTTTCCACCAGAGAAACCAGCGTTAGGCTCGTTAAAGAATGCCTCACGGAAGTCGCTGTTAGCAGGTCTACGCTCTGAACCGTAGTTAGTTCTCATTGCAAAGATAAGTCCAGTAGGACCAGTCATTGGCTGAACGCCAGCGATATCATATGCAATTAATTGTGGCATTGAACGTCTAATAAGACTGATCAATACTGGGTCAAAACCTGCAACACCGCCAGTAGCTGTGTTTGCGTTGGTATAACCTGTTGTTTGCAGAGTTTCGTTAAGGACTTGTCCTTCTTCGATCTGTGCTTTTTCTTGGTTTTCAAGAAGTTGTGCGACTACGCCACGCTTATGTGAATCTGCAATCTCTGGAAGAGCTTCGTGATTCAGAACGGGTGCCCACTTTTCTTGGAGGTTTTTAATAGACATTTGTCTCTGTAAAAGTAGTTTTGATTATTAATTATTTGGACCAACGAGCGATTGCATCTACGTACCTAGACATAGTACCGCTAGTTGTACTTTCGACAAGGGGTTCAGAACTTTCTTCGGTGGGTTCAGTTACTGTTTCAGCAACTTCAGCCTTCCTAGTGAAATATGATTCCTTGATCGTATTGACCTTATTTCTAAAGTCCTCTTCAGTTTCAAACTCAACACCCTCTGCGAGAGAAGCAAGCTTCTCTTTTTGGGTCTCAGCGAGTCCCACTGCACATTCGTTCACAATTTCCATTTTAACAAACTCTCCAATACGCTTGTTCAAAGCAACATTAGAATCGATTTGCTCGTTGAGTTTAGCTTCCATATCATCTAACTCACCTGCCATACCATCAAGCAGGTTGAATTTCTCCTCAGGCACTGTAAAGTTGTGCTCTAAGAAGAGACCTTTTAGACCGTTGAAGAACGATTCTGCCATCTCGGTCTTAATGCCGTGCTCGATCTGAAGGGAATTTTCCTTCATCCACTGATCGGCGGCATAAGAGAGATAATCGTCTACCTTCTCGGCCAATTCTGTTTGAATCTTTTCAACTTCTTCAGTTAAGGCAGATTCCATCGCCTCTTGTAACGCTGCTGCTTCTTTGTTAACACGGCTTGTTACAGCTGCTTCAAAGATTGTTGCTGCTTTTGCTCTAAACTCTTCTGAGAGCTCTTCACCAGCGACAAGAGCGTCAACATCCTCAGTAAAGTCGAGGTCGGTTTCAGCGATTGTTTCCTTTTCGCTGTCATCGGTCTCTACCTCCTCTTGTTTTGCAGATGCTGCACTAGGTTTGGTTGCCAAGGATTTAGAACCTTCTACGCTAACTGAGTTAGCAGCAGATTTTCCTGCGTTCTTTGTGCCAGCGGCACCTTCCAAGGAATCCGTGTCTACGTGAATTACTTTCTTACCACTTCCACCCAGTGAATCGGTTGATTTAGATGTATCAATCTTTTCAGCAGGCTTGGCGTTTTTAGTAACTGCGTTAGAACCTTCGGTCACTTCTTCCATGTTATCTAACTCTTTATCGAGTGTTGAGGTCTCAGCCATTGTTTGAACTCCGTGTATGCTTTAGCGTTATCTTTATTTATTTATAAATCACAAACTCTTTAAAAATGCTGCAAATGCGGAGACTTTACGCTCCTGCAGATTAATTAGAGTTGCTTCATCAATTTCTTGTTTGATTTGGGCAACAGCAGACTCTTTAAGTATGCCATTATTCCATACCCATTCTTTACCTTCCATGATTCCATTTACGAAAGCATCAGGTGCAGAAGGATCTGCTACGATATCAGCAGCAGTGGCAAGCATGAAATCATCACAAACAACGTTGCAATCAGATTCCTTCTTGATGGATCCCATTCCTCTGGAAGAAACTCCAAGTCTTACACCCTCATCGAGTAAAGACTTTGCAATTTTTCCGTTTGGTGTATCAAGTATCTTTGCTCTACCGATGAAGTTATTTCCATCTTCTTTCAAAGATTCGATCTTATGTGAAACCCTATCTAAATTAATAGAAGGTCCGTCAGGGTGACCTAATTCACCAAGAGCACGACCAGATTTAATATAAGACTCATCATATTTAGCAACTTCACGTGCTAATGTTTTTTGAGGATACATCCTACCATTACGGTTTTTTAATTCCGCTTGTAGAAAAATACCTTCGATAAAGTAATTCTTCTTGCCATCTTTCTCTTCGGAGAGAAATTTGACATCAGTAATTTCTTCAGCTATCAGTCTCATCTTTCGGTTCCTCTATTGGTTCAATTGAATCCACTACTGCCGTATTTGGTGGCAATGGATCAGGCACCTCGTCGGAGAGGTTATCAGTAGGTGGATCATTTGGATCTGGATCTGAAGGAAGTCTAATACCAGAGGTATCAACATCCGTCACTTCAGCATCACCTATCCCGTCAACAGATTTCTCTATTTCATCAGCAGAATCTTGAGCAGTATCATCTAACTCAAAACCCATCGCTTTTGCAAATTCAACCTTTCTTGCTTGAATTGCATCATATGTAGAAGCACCCAAAGCATCATTAATTGAATCAACTGCGGCTGCTTTATCTCCTCCAAAAACTTGTTGGACGATTTGTTTAGCAATATCACTAGGCATAATATGTTCCCACTGTAGTATTATTTAGTAGTTTAGAATTCTCCCCGCTTTTGATCCGCAGGATCAATTGTGGATTGATTAGATGCTACCTCTGTTGCAGGGGCACCACCATTAACAGCAGCAGGATCAATACCCGCTTCCATTGCTGCCAATTCAGCAGGATCTTGTATGATACCCGCCTCCATTTCAGAATCGATTTGCTTATCTATTTCCTTCATTTCTTGATCAGTCTGCTTCAGAACTTGACGACGCATGTATTCAACAGAGAAATATTTACCAACATAAGGATCCATAACATTAACTTGATTCATACGCTCGTTGCGAATTTCAATTTCTTTTAGTTCAGTAAAGTAATTGTCAGCAACATAATCAAATTGAATATGAGTCTTCATCTCATCCCATTCTTCAAGAGTTATAATACCCTTAAGAACTATTTGAGCTTTCAGAAGATCCATAAAGAGTTCTGAAAATCTCTTGCGGAGACGTGCGATAAATTTCTGGAACTTAACTTCATCACGAGTAATTTCTGCAGCACGACCAACATTAAAAGTCGTTTCTGTTTCTAAACGTGAACCAGGTACGTTAAGTGCTTTGTATAATTTCTTCTGGAAATATTTTACATCCTCAAGTTCTCCAAGGTTTTGTCCACCTGGAAGTGTAGAAATTTCTGTACCCCTACCACCTTCTCTACGTGGTAACCAGAAGTCCTCAAGCATAGACATGAACTTCTTGTCATCCTTTATCTCACCAGTGGATGCATCGTAAACTAATTTATTACGATAACGACTCATCACTTCACGGAGATACTGTTCCGCTTTATTCTTAGGTAAATTACCTACATCAATATAGAAAATTCTTCTTTCTGGTGCTCTTGATAATCTGTAGATAACAAGAGAATCTTCAATCATTCTTAATTGGTTGACTGCCTTAATCGCCTTATGCAGGTGACTAAGAGTCATATTCTTATTCAGGTCTTGAATACCAGAATGACAATACGTAATAGAATCAGTAGTAATCTTCATACCCTGATTCGTAGAGTTCTTCAAACCTTTAGGGTTATACAAGAAGTACTCTGCTGATTTTTGTGTTAGTTGAGTATTAAGATCTACACCACGCAATTGCTCTGGACGCTTATTCTCATACTCAGTTACCTTACGAATCTTACGAGGATCGATGTAACGAAGTTCAAGAAGACCGTCTTTGGGTTTCTTAGGGTCAATTACTTTGTGGTAAAAAAGTCTTCCATCCACATACCATCTACGGAAGATTTCATACGCACGATTTTCAAAATCAAGGAGACGAAGAATTTCATCAAACTCCTCCCTCATTAATTTTTTAATTTTATCCGACACCTTCAGGTTGGAAAGTTCCAACTCAACTGGTACATCATCAAAGTTTCCACAAATTGTTTCGTTAACAATATCATCAACTGCACTATCACACTCAGGATTCATTACCATCTCTCTATAACGAGTGATGAGTTCATAATCATTGCGGATAGATCCGTCAAAATCAACAGAATAACCATAGTATCCGCCACCCACTATGGGTTGCGAACCATCCATATTATCTTTTTGAACAAAAGAAGGCCCCTTGGGGACCTTCTTCGCTCTTTCAAGACTATATCCGAAGAGCTGATTTGCCATTATATTCTAGATTAAATTGGTCCTGATCTATTTATCAGTCATTCGAAGTAGGTGTTAGAGGAGTCCAGTATTGTGTCTGAAGTTCAACTGTGAATTCTTCAATCGCATCATTGTTTCCATAATCTAAATCAATTGCGGCGATGTTACTTGGGAACACGTTATAGAACTTATAAGACTTGAGTACCTTAGGCTTCTCACCATCTTTAACATCACGTGCTAACTGGTGAACACTCATATCAGCAAAGTAACCAGTGCTGTCATCTTGATCACCAAGTCCTGCAGCAGATGTAAAGTTCTCGTTATATGCTTGAATACTAGATGCCCAAATTTCAAATGCATTACGGAGAGCAAAGTTGCTGTCGTTCTGAACTGTGATTGTCCAAGGTTCGAATGTTCTGTCTCCTGCAATCTTTAAAACACGACCTCTGAAAGGAACTTCAATAACTCCAATCTGGGAAGAAGGAAGATTTGCTGCACGAACAGTAAATTTTCCAAGATTTACAAGACTTGCATTATTAATAATTCCTGAAGGGAACGCAAGGTCTACTTGAAATAAATTAGGACGAGCAAAGTCTGAAGCGACATTTGCTTTAAAATCGTCAATAGTACCTCTTTTTGCCATGGTTATTGGATCCAATCTCTTTCTTTAATATTTAGAATAATTCATATTTTCAGACAAAAAAAAGGAGACCCATTGCGGGTCTCCCAATATTCTGGTTCTCTTGGATCATCTTTAGGATCCCAGTAGAAGAATTTCATCTGGGATAACCTACAATGTTTAAGAGGTTTTATTTTCATTAACTTGCTACTTCCGTAAATGCAACACCACTTCTGGTTGCTGTGAATGTAAGAGTAATGTAGTTAATTGTACGTGTTGGTTTCACGAAGATTTCTGCGTAAAACTCTCCACGATCAACTGCCTCAGAAGGGTTGTTGTCATCATCACACTTAACTAAGAAGTCGGTTACACCACGACGACCTTGAACTTCACGGAGGTAAGGTTCAACAATATTGAGGAACAATGAACGTTGTGCCGCATCATTCTGCTCAAAGAGTTGTGACTTAGCAGCACCAGAGATAACTCTCTCAATTGTTAGGAACAAACGACGAACGTTGATTCTATCAAATGCGGATGCAAATCCTTGTGCAGTCTTATCACCATATAGAACCACACCTTGACCAGGGAAGGAAACAATAGGATTAACACGAGCAGAATACAAGCGATCACGTTGAGACTTGTTAGGAGTATATGCAAGTTTGATTGCATTTCTCAAGATACCACGTTGGAAACCAGCAGGTGAGAACCAAGGTTCTGAAACTTCTGTAGTCTGTAAGCAAAGTCCAGCAACGTCACCATTACAAGGAATGTAACGATAAACATCATTATACTTATCGTAGATATACTTGTAACCAGAATCAAATGCAACGTAAGAACTAGAAGGTAACGTATCAAAGAAATTAATAACGTTATTAGTGATTGTATTTGCGTTACTTATACCAATAATATTACCACGACGAGGAGATACAAACAACATGCAATCTCTACGCTCTTCAACAATATTTGTCAGAGCAGTGATCTTAGCAAGTGCATCAGCATCTGTAGCACCAGAAGGACCAGTCAAAATATAATCGATTGTCTGTGACTCAGGATCTTCAAGTAGTTCATATGCAGTAGTTACATCAGTATTACTTACAGTATAAACACCACCAGAAGTACCGTAATCAGCACCGTCAGCAAGTCTGTAGTAGAATGTTGCGTTGTTCTTAGAACCAACTGTTGTACGTCCAGCAGGATAATCAGTAGATCCAGCAGCAGAACGTAGAAGGTTGAACTGTCTACCAGAAGCAGAAACACCCCAAGTACCAGTAGAACCAGATGCACCTGCGTTGAATACTCCTAACTCATGCTCACCCCAGTAGATATACTCGGAGCGTGCCTTCAGAACATTAACATAGTAGTTTGTTTCGCCAACAGAAGTCTTAGCATCAGATGCTTTAGAAAGACCTATAAAACGCTCAAGTAAAGCACCAGTTGTACCAGTGATTTTACCATCAATGTCAACAACAACTATGTGTAGTTCGTCACGGAATCCACCTACTTCTGAAGCAAACTTAGAAGTCTCAGGACGAGGAGCAACGCTTACCCACTTTACACCAGGTAGATACTCACGCTCATCATATTCTGTACGAACTGAATCAATAGTTACGTTAGTAGAGTTTGTGTCAGCAACAACATCAGTTGCTTTGAATGCAATACTGTCCTTATTAAGACCAATATACAAACGACGTTCGATTGTAGCATTAATAGCAGCAGTGTTTGTTCCCTGTGTAATTACTTGGTTATCTGAAAGAATACCAGTAACACCACCAGAAGGAAGACCGATTTCTAATTTCTTATTAGCAGGATCCCATGCGAGAACATTTACTGATTCGTCAGAACCACCAATACTAATTGTAGTTGCAGTACCAACTGTGAAATCACCAACAACAGTGTCAACAGTGAGAAGTATGCTATACTTAAAAACTTTACCAGCAGCACCAGAAGCAGCACTTACAGCAGCATCAGCAACAAACTCATGCTCGTTACCTGAACCAGGAGCAGGGAGAACAGCAATTTGATCTGCACCAGCATCAGTTACAAAGATACCGATAGAGTTACCTTTAGTTCCAGGAGTTTTTGCTGCCCAAGTCCAGTTGTTGTTTGCAGTCTCGTAGTTTGTTTCGTAGTCTTGAAAATTCTTGATTAAAGGTGCAGTTCCTGTATCAACAGCATTTTTCAATGCATCTGAAGTTACACGAACAGTTTTAAGAACACCACCATATGAAAGGAACTGAGAAGCAGTAAACCAATATTCAAAGTTATTGTCATTTGGTTTCCCAAATACGTCTGTAAGATTTCTCTCGTTAGAAATACTTACAATTTCTTCAACTGGACCTTGCTCAAATGGTGCCGCAAGCACGCCAACATTTGCGGTGGATAGCGTGGTAATAGTGGTCAGGTCTCTCTCCTGTACTACTACACCTGGCGATGATTGATTAGCTGCCATGTTTATATACTCCTAGGTAATGATGTCAACATCGGTTGTCTAAGATTATTTATATTTTTCAATCTTCACATAAACTCCCACATATAGGATTTATCTCCGTATTCCGCAATCTCCCATCTCTCTCCTTGAGCATCTATAATATGATCATCCTCTAATCCATCCGACACAAATCCAAAAGGTGCCATGTCTTGTTCAATATTTTCTCTTTGATCATCATAGATGCGTTGCCTAACATCATTGTCATGCATCTCTTTAAAGTATTCTTGCATGGCCATCCATGAGAAAATAACCAAGCACATTGCTAGGTCATCGTTACATCCGTCTTCTGCGGCAAAAGATTGTCCCTTAACAATAAAGGTAGTTAATTCTGAAATCGTATCATAGTCTTTGATTATTAATTTATCTTCTTCCAATAATGCTTTAAGATTAGAACAACCAACTGCTTTGACAGCAGTACTCATCTTTACACCAAGTTGAGTTTTCTTACCTGAGAATCCCTGTCCTAATTGTTGACCTGCTCTTCCTCTCATTGCAACTTGTAGTAAGTTTTCATACTCAAGATCGAATTGAATAATATCCGCAACCTGTCCACCAATATCATTTACTTCACATAAGACATACGCATTATTATAATTCTTTGCTACATCAATAATAATATTAGGGAAGACAATAGGTTTGATATCATTATTTCTATACTTAGCAACCATTTCATATGGTATTGTTGTAGTATCCACAACACAGAACGCTGAGTAATCTTGACTTACACCACGAGCAACGTCAACAGTTACAATATAATTATGATCCTTTTCTACTTGTTTATATACTGAAAGACCTCTATTTTGTTGGATAGGATCTTCATAAGGCATAGTCCTTAACTTACTAGGACTAATCAATGTATCAACAGATCCTAGGAACTCACACTCAAACTCAACTTTAAACTGTTGCTCTGATGTGTTTGCAATAGTTTGTGCTTTCCAATTAGCATCTCTTCCTGGTACTTCAGACCAGTGAACCTCAGTTGGAATATATTCGTTTTTACCTCTCTCCGCATCATGCCAGAGTTTATAGAACATGTTCATCCCATGAGGTGTACTAATGATAATAACCTTGGTAGATTTACCAGATGAAATAGTAGGATATACAGAACTAAAGAACTGATCAGCGATATGATTAGGAACGAATGCGAACTCATCCAAAAATATAACGTTAAAGGACATACCCCTAACAGCACTAGATGAAGTAGAAGCAGCCATGATTTTACTTCCATTCTCCAGTTCCAGACTACCTCTGTTCCATTGAAGGATACCTTGTTGGAGCCACTTTGGGAGGTTTTCATATGACAGTTGTAATCTCTGCAGCATTTCACGGGAAGTTGCTGCTTTGTTTGCTAGGATTGCGACATTAACGTTTGCATTAAAAAGAACATACCAAAGAAGGTATGAAGTAACGATAGTCGATTTACCAGTTTGACGAGGTAACTTTGCTATATTAAATCTATTATCATGAAATTTCTCAACCATTTCTGCTTGAAAATCATACATGTCAAAAGGAATCAAACCCTTATCAAGAGAAACAATCTTGATATAAGTTTGAATAAAATATACTGGATCCTCAGAACATTTGATATACTCCTCAACTTGCTCAGGAGTAAATTCACTAGCAACGTTTGCTTTCTTTAGATTAGGATTACCAAGATATTGTTCTTGATTCGTACTCATTTACTCTGGTCTATATTCTTGAGATTTATATTGAGAATAATCTGGTGGGTTGATAGAAGGTTTCTGTTTGAAATATTTGTTTATAACATCAATCTGATCTTGATACTTAGCAATCATATTAATCTCTTCTTCAATTGCTTCCATAACATTTGAATGCTCACCAATACCAACAGGGTTGGTTAGATAAACTTCTACATTTGCTTTATGTTTTGCAATGTCTCCTTGAGCATGTGCTAATAGTGCTTTGATTAATGTGTCTCTCATGATTCATATTCCTCAGTAGGTATAAGCCAGTCAGCATATAAACGTCTGCCTGTTTCACCATTCGAATCTATATATGTCTGATCGTTACTCGACCAATGTCCCAAACGAACGCCTAATTTCACGTAACTCCTCAAAATTCTTCTGTTTAGTGCCACCATCATATTCCCAAGCATAACCCTCCGTAATCATTTGTTCGTTTAGTGAAATAGTAGATTCGCCAACATAGAGCCACCCAAGAAGCCTACCATACTTCCCAGTGCCACCCACAAGTTCTGTTCTAATAGTGAGTTCATCATCACCTTTAATAGTTTCAGTAAGTTTTTCTTTTAACCAGTTGGTAGCATCTATTCCCAGTGCCTTCTCTTCAAGGTCTCTTGTTCTTTTCTC